CAGAACCACCAACGGAAATACAACCACCTGTATTATCAGTAGAAGAAATGCAAGCCCAAATATTACTTAACACCGAGTATTTAGTTTCACGAGCAGAACTGGGATTATGATTAGGAGGAATGTAAAATGTCGGTATATGAATTATGTAAGTTTTTAATTGATCGAAAGCGTTACGAGTATGATGCAATGTTGAATAAAGTAAATGTTTTTTATGCAAATAATCAACTACAAGATGTAGAGTATACAGGTTTACTTACAATAATGGACGCACAGAAAACGCAGGCCCAGGCTTAGCGTTATTTTTTATGCCTTCCGCAGATAATTGTGGAGGGCTTTTATTATGGAAAGAGGAAGGTGTTATATGAAAACAGACACACTATATACATCATTAATCGGCGGTACAATGGCTTGGATAGGCTACCTTGTTGGAGGTATTGATCATTTAGTAAAAGCGTTAGTTATCTTTATGACTATTGACTATACATTAGGGTTTATGGTGAGTTTAGTCTTTAAGAAAACCGAAAGCAAAAAGATGTTTAAAGGTTTAATCAAAAAGACAGTTATGATACTGATGGTATTTGCAGCTGTACAACTTGATTTGGCAACAGAAAGTGGAAACTTTATGCGAAATGCAATGATTCTATTCTTAATCGGGATGGAAGGTATTAGCATGATCGAAAATTTAGGCAAGCTTGGCATTCCAGTTCCAAAGTTTTTAGCAAACGCTTTTTCTCAATTACAAATAGATAACGATGAGAAGAAAGGTGATAAACAATGACTAGTGTAACAACTACATGTCGTGATATATCCGAGCTATTACCGGCTGCACAAACAGCTTGTGGATTGTTGTTTCAGGAGTGTTTTAAAGCAGGTATTAAAAACATCTTCATCACTGAAACATATCGCTCACAGGAACGACAAAAATACCTTTATGAACAAGGGAGAACGCGTCCTGGTAATATCGTGACTTGGACATTAGACAGTAATCACAAGTCACGATTAGCATGGGATATTGCTGTTGGCCCTCCACAGTCTTTATATGATGTGGCAATTCTAAATCGAGTAGGAGATATTGCACGAAAACTTGGTATTACATGGGGTGGAGTTTGGTCAGCCCAAATTGACCGTCCTCACTTTGAAGTTAAACCTACTTGGATTATGCCAAAGGGATACAAAATTGAAGGACAAGTAATTATTCCAACAACTAGCAAGTATCCAGTGCAGTTAATTGTGGAAGGCAATACAACTAAACCAATAGCAAAGGATGATGATACAATGCAATTTACTAATGAAACACTTAAAGCTGCAGTTCGTGACTACCTTAAACAAGCAGTAGACAAAAAGCTTATTGATAAATCACATCTTGAAAAATTTGATGCTGGCACATTGACTGATGGTGATTTTAAAGGATTAGAAATTATCATTGCTCAACGAGCTTACTAAAAACTATAAGACCAGCAAAGCTATTTTAGCCAAGTTGGTCTTATTTAATGGCAATTCTTATTTTAAAATTGATAAATTTGTGAAAATTAGTATACGAAAATAGAAAATCGAAGAAAGTGAAAATTTCAAGTATTTTTTGAATATAATATCAAAAATGGTAATTTTGTATTACACAATAACAATGGACACGCAAAAAAAATGGCGTTATACTTGGCGCTGTTTGGCGGTATGTGGCGTTAATCCGAAAAAAAGTGACGTGAAGAATTGGGAAACCGAAAAAGTTTGTTTCGGAAAACCACTATTGATTTGGTATAAATGGAATTGATAGGATAATAGTAACTCGAGGGAAAATAAATTTGTTATAACAAATAAAATGAAAATATTATTACTATAGAATATTGAATTTACTACATAATTATTATAGGTTTTAGCATTTAGTTGTAGTGTACTATTCCAAAATTAATATAGTAATACATTACTAGTTTGAAGGAGAATAATAAATGAAGAAAATTAAAGTTTTTACAATGTTAACTGTATTGTTAATTACGAGCCTAGGCTTATTTTCTATAGAGAAAGCAGATGCTGCAAGCTCAGGTTGGGTAACTCAAAATGGTGTAAAGGCACAGGTGACTACTACTAAAGATACTTATAGTACTAGCGAAAAAGTTGTTGCTAAATTTGAAAAAACAGGGACAGGTAAACTTTATTATATTGTATCTTTAGATAAATTAACAGTTGGTGCATGGTCACCGTGGGAAGAAGTTGATAAGTTATCAACTGGCTCATTTACAACTACAACACCAGAACTAAAACTTACTCATGCCGGAAAAGGAACTTATAGGGTATTGGTCAGAGTTTTTAAGGATGCAGCAACTAATGAGTATATTGGATACTGGTCAACTGATATTACTGTAAAGTAAAGTCAGTTCCAAATTTTATATCAATATTAAAAAAGCCCAGGCTCAAAATTAATTGAGTACCTGGTCTTTTTTTAGTTTATTGTTCTTTGCTAATGATTCCTAAACGTTCCTTAATGGCGAACTGAAGTAATTGAGAGAAATTTATATTTTCTTCTTCTGCTGCGTCATTCAACCATTTTGGGATTGTTAAAGTTTTTTTAATTGCCTTGTTCTCAATCTCATCCCTAATATAATCAGTTCGTACTTCTATAATCGAGATAAAAGCTCCTTGTGGAAGGTCAATGCTACTAGGTTCTGAAGGGGTAGGAATTGGTTCTCCATCTTCCTCCATTCCATATAAGAAACCTGCTAATACATCCTTCGCCATATATACAGCTTCATTCATATCAGAACCTTCTGTAATGCATCCTGGTAGGTCAGGGAACGTTATTGTAAAACCTTGTTCATCATCAGTACCTGGATCAAAAATTGCTGGAAAATAATATTTACCCATCTATATAAAACCTCCTTGCAGGAGGACTATTTAAGTCCCGCCTGCTTTAGTATTGAGTTTGTAGTGCCTAGTTTAAGGTCTTTCTTTGGATGTGGAACTGTGACAGTTCCTTTTTTAGTAGGATGTTTAAAGTGATGATGACTTCCAACCGTCCTATGTAAATACCATCCGTCTTTGTTAAGTATCTTGATTATTTCTCTTGATGATATGTTTTTCATCTCCTTTCTATACTCTTATTATAACACGTATTATTTATACGTACAATACAAAATTTGAATTTATTTTACTTTTTTACTATTTATTTTCATTTAAAAAAGCCACTCTTTTGAGTGACCTATTTTTTACTAACTGGTACAACAACAGTAATATCCTCACCAATTTTCATTGAATCCTTTGATGTCGGTTCAAAAACAAATTTTAATTCTTTAACACCTTCTAAACCTTCTTCACCAAGGTCAAATATTACTTCACCTTTTTGTATTACTTTTCCCATAAATTCCGATTCAAAAGGAGAAATCATAACGTTAGCCCTAATTTGTCGTTTAGTATCAGTAATCATAGTTGCCGTATCAGGATGGAAACTAACTGTATCATCAGATAGATTTTCTCCAGTCATGGATAAGATTAAAACGTTTGTTTCAGCAGCAGTTTCTATTAAATCAGGATTATCAGCAACCAATCTAGCTGTTTTGATTTGATCAATAGAGAACTCTACATCAGCGCTTTTGTATTTATCTGTTGGTGTAGTATAAAAATCAGAAATGGTATAGGTTCCTGCAAAATCATCTTTTACTACATCACCGATTTGTGCATCTGTTAGGTTTTCAGCTTTATTTGCTTTACTTTCTTCTGATATTTCTATACTAGTAGAACCAGTTACAGCTTTTTCTAGAGAAGCAGCATATTTAGCAAATTCATTATCCTCCATATCACCATTCATTTGAATTAAGAACAATCCACTTTGGTGTGTGTGGGAATAAAACATCGGACCAGAGTTACCTAATTCATCATAGTAACTTTTAGCTTTTTGTAAGTCTTCTTCACTATCAAATAAGAATAGTCTGCCTCCTGCATCTGCTCCAAGCGAAGGAATTAAAAGTCTTTTTCCTTCCTTACGAATTTACCAAATTCATCATTTGGTAAATCAGATACTTCACCTAATTCTAAATTATCGTCCTTGAAATACTTAATTACATCTTCAGTTGTTTTAGCTAATACCTTCTGTTCTTGCTGAGTGTCTGAATTATTATCTTTAGGTTTTTCACTTGTAGAGCTATCTCCACAACCAGCTAATCCTAAACTCAATACTAATGCAGCACTAAAAATTAATTTTTTCATTGTATGTAATCCTCCCTCTATATTTCCATTTTAGGAAATTACACAAAGAAAGTATACAAAAAAACAGACAACCTTTATTTAGTTATCTGCTTTATATCTTTGTGCCATCTTCCATTACGAAATGAGCCTCATATTTCATATCCAATAATTCTGCGATTTTCCGTAGTTCTTCCTCATGAAAATTATTTCGTTTCAACTTTTTAGATAAATTAGGTTGTGATACTTCAAGTTTTTCGGCTAACTGTGTTAACGTCATATTTCTTTTAATAAGAGCAATTCTAATTTTTTCACTCATTTCGTTCATTTCTTCCCCTCCTATTAGTTATATTCATAACGTTATTATATATGAATTAGTCTGAAATTGAAATAAATATATCCAAAAAGTTATGAAAAAGACTTGATATTATAACCTAATGGATATATATTTAATCATACAAGGAGTGTATATAACTTTTTGGATATAGAAAAGAGGTGAAACACAAATGGCATTCGAATACCTAGCACAATACATAACATTCGATTCAGTAGCAGATATGGATAGGAGTGTGGAGGACCACATGGCAGTTCACTATTACAACTTAACAGAATCAGAACGAGCAATCGTATTCAAACTTGCATCACACAGCTTAGAACATACAGGAGTATGCCATCTAAAAGCGAGTACTATTGCTGCATCATTGGAGATCAGTACTAAGACTGTTTATCGATCAATGAAAAAATTGGCGGAGCTAGGCATCATCGAAAAAGTACCAAGCACTAAATTAAACGGCATTAAAGGAGCTAGTATTTATCGCATTTTACCTTATGTCCCATCGAGCATGTCCCAACGAGAGACAGCCGATAAAGCTAGTAAATGACGCGGTTTGCCATCCACAATCTGAAAAACAAGCATCTAAATCTTTTAATCTTTTAAGTTCTAAACAAGCAAATAATATTATGAGTCTTGGCAATGAATTAGCTTTGCAAGCTGAAAAGAAAAAGGAGTACATGAACGAGTACCAAGTGATGCTTTATGACTTCATGCACTCGTTGCCATTACAAGATGATTTGAAGGACCAACTTCACAAATGTATCTTAGCTACAAAAATGAACGATGTACGTGATTTCGTGAACGCTAAGGATGTTTTAGCTAACATTATCCGTGATATTGCGAACGGTACATTAACTATTGCTAGTACATTAAGAGCCGTTTTCGTAGGAGCGTTTAAAAAGGCTGTAAGACGTTCGAAAGTGAAGACTGACAAATCTTCATCTATAGAAGAAACTCTTGTTAAAGAACGGCCAGTACCTTTCTATAACTGGTTAGAGGAAAGAGATAGTAGGGCAGAAATATGTAGTATGCCAAATATAGAAAACTGGCTTGAATGGTAATCGCTATGAACTATAAGAATGGAACAAAAAAAGATTGTGATAGCGCCTCATAAGATTGGGTATGTTGTGTATGTAGATAAATCTTGGCGCTATTGGTGAATGGTTATAAAAAAGATGCAGTCTGTAAAATAGACTACATCTTCAAAGTCGCCAAACTACTTATTATTACTGGTATTCAGGTTTTAGATGCTATCAATTAATGATATAAAATATTTGTTAAGATCAGATTTAATATTCCTCGTTTTTAGAAGGAATGTTATTAATTTCTATTTAATGTAAAGTATCCTTTTTTAATTGCTTCATCTATTTCTACCTCTACCCCAATACTTTTATAAAAATTATAATCATTTTCGTACATTTCAGTCCAATGACTTATGTGAGGATATACTTTAGAAAAATATTTATCAAAGTCTGTGCACATTAAAACATCTTTAACAAACACTAAAAAAGTTGAAGAAAAAGCCCCATAATATTCTTGATATTTTGAAATAAACTCTCTTTTTATTAGCTTGTCAAAATCTTCGATACTGGATATATTAAATAACTGCAAAACATGTATTATTTCGTCTATTTCGATCGAATCATTGATTAAATTATCTATTTCACCTTTAATTTTAGAGTCGAAATACTTTTCTAATGTAACAGGATTTATTTCTGTCTTACTATTAGTTGTAATATCTATTTGCTGTTTATAATGTTCGATGTCATTTACAATTTTATCAAACTCTCTATCTGCTAACTCTAGATTGGCAGCTAATAAATGAAATCTACGTTTTAGTTCTAATGTTTCTGGTAGTTTTTCTTTTAATTTATAGCTTCTATCATGTTCAATCTCTGCCCATGCATGTTGTAGTAAAGTTCTAACTTGAATTTCAAATGGGATGTTTTGATATTTATTGTATTCGGTTAAATCTGACCTTCCATTATTTAATTTTGCAACGTAGTGCACTGATCGATATCCAAATTGATCATCTTTGAGTTCTTTTGTTTTATCAACAGAATGTTCTTCTATGATATAAAACTCTTTGTTGATAACCTCATTTATTTTATTCACTTCTGATTCTACATATGTGATTACCCTTATCCCTGAGAAATCAAATATCTCATCTTTAGGATTTTCATAACCTTTCTTCTCAATTTTTTCTTTAAAACTTTTCACATCTTTACATCTAGAGGATATTTCATAATAAGTAATTCCTTGTTCATCAAGTATTTCTTTAAGTAATAATTCCATTTTTAATGAAAATCTTTTATAAACTCTTCTTTCCTCTTGATACCATGATACTGCATCGTCAATTTTCTTTGTCTTTAATTCTGCCATTTTGCTATGTACCCCTTTACTATTTTCAATACATTAACACTGTTATCCATATTTTAGTAGTAAATAGATGTAAAGTACATACGGATATTCAATTTATTACTATTAAAATAGAAACGTTTGTTGAATAAATTTTTTTAAGAGGGGAGTGTTAAAGGTGAAAAACAGCTTATAAATTGGTTGGAGATACATTTAATACAATAATTAATGCCGGATTAGATTATGTATTAATTCAGATGTCACCGCTGTTTTTAGAGATACTTAGAGCGATTGGAAAGGCTATATAAAAAACAATAGTTAAAGTAGAAAATAGAGTATATATATTTAATCTGTAATAAACCAAATAGTGGGATTTTTGTGGTATAATGTATTAGTTTGGAACTTTGCAGAATAGAGGGGATATAATTGGTAGTTAAATTAAAAAAATATGAAGAAAGAATAATAGTCTTTATTGATATTTTAGGATTTCGTGAACATATTAATAAGACATTGAATAACAATGAGTACTTTTTAAATTTACGAGATGCACTAAATTTCATTTCAGAATTAGCAACAGATGAATTTAAAGATGATGCAAAAGAAATCACAGTATTTTCTGACTCGATTGTAATTTCATATCCTGTAGAAATTCCAGGTTCTGTATTTTCATTAATATTAGATGTAATCCATATTCAACTTGATATGATGAGTAAAGGGATATTGCTACGTGGAGGAATAACTGTGGGACAGTTATGTCATAAGGATAATATAGTGTATGGTCCTGCAATGGTAGAAGCTTATGAATTGGAAAGTAAATCCGCTATTTATCCAAGAGTGATTGTAAGTGAAAAAGTTTTTCTATCTGCAGCTTTAAATCCTGATAACTCAATAGAAGAAGATTTAGAATGGATAAGTGGTTTACTTGAAAGAGATCGTGATGGGCAATGGTATGTAGATTTCTTAAGACAACAGGAAGAAGCTTCTTATGATTACGATTATTTTAAATCACTTCTAAAAATTAAAGAATTGATAGTAGATGAAATTAAACAAAACGAAACAAAACCAAATGTACAAATGAAATACGAATGGCTAAAAAGTTACTTTAATGAAGCTGTGAAAGAGTTAGATGACGACTTTGATTTAATTATATCTTAA